CTAAGAAACAGCATCGTGAGCCTTGTGGATCAGTCTATCAAAGAGCTTGTGATCTCTATTTGTGAAATTGGGAAGCTATACGGCTTGTATAGCGGGCCTATTCCAGAGATGGACGATATCACAGTA